CTTCGAAAGACGGCGCACGGTCAAATGCCATGAGTACGTAATGACATTCAAGAAGCCGGGATAACCGCTAGGATTCCATATTTCCATATGGCGACACGTCAGAAGTTTAGTCAGCAGCAGATAATCGACGCCCTACGGGACACCAAGGGCATGATTTACCTTGCCGCCAAGCGTCTAGGCTGTGACGCCAAAACCATCTACAACTACCGCGACCGTTACCCCGCCGTGCGCGCGGAGATGGAGCAGCAGGACGGTGTTTGTGGCGTGTGAGGATGCGGGGGCGGTGATGGAGGCGGTGAGTGGCGACAAAAACGGCTAAGGTGTCGGACCTGACACCGGACATAAGCAACGCCAACCGCGGCACTGAGCGCGGGCGTTATGCGCTAGAGGCATCGCTGCGCAAGTACGGCGCGGGGCGTAGCATCCTGCTTGACAAGAACGGGCGCATTATCGCCGGGAACAAGACAGCCGAGACAGCCGCCGACGTTGGTATTGATGACGTGGTTATCGTGCAGACAGACGGTAAGCAGCTTGTCGCCGTGCAGCGCACCGACTTGGACCTGGACAGTAACGAGGCGCGGGAACTCGCTTATGCCGATAATCGTGTGGGACAGCTTGACCTAGACTTCGACCCCGCGCAGATTTTAGCGGACCTCAATGCGGGGCTGGATTTGTCGGCGCTTTGGCATGATGACGAACTAGACGCATTAATGCACGCCATTACTCCCCCGCCTACGTTGGATGAACTAGGCGATAAATACGGCGAGGGCGGGGAGCAGGATTTTTGGCCGGTTATCAAGGTGCAAGTATCGCCGGAAACGAAAGAACTATACGACTCGCTTTGGCGGGATGCATCAGGTACGACTGATGACGAGAAGTTTGCGGCGCTCCTAGGGGCGGTAGATGCTGCTGCACTTGGCGCTGAGTAGACCGGATGAGGGGGGGGCGGCTTTGGGGAGGTCGGTAAAGCAATGCGAATCCATTTGGCAGAGCGTGACCCTCAACACCACGCTTGGCCCAAGCGTGGTGTTGAGGGTGCGGGTATGAAGCTGCGCATCCTACTCAGTTATCATTACTACAAAGATACCGACTTGGACGCCCTGTTTGCCAAGTATTTCACGCCACCATACCCCGACGTGTTTGCAGATAGCGGCGGGTTCTCTGCCATGACGCAAGGGGCGACGATTGACGTTAACGACTACGCCGCATGGGTGAAACGCTGGCAGCACTTGTTTAACGTGTACGCCAACCTAGACGTTATCGGCAATCCTGACGCCACTTGGCGCAATCAGCAGATTTTGCATGATCATGGTCTTGACCCGTTACCAGTGTTCCATACCGGAACGGATTTCTCTTGGCTAGAGCACTACGTAGAACGATACCCATATATTGCGCTTGGCGGTATGGTTCCGTATATGAAATTTCCAAACAAGATTATGCCGTGGGCAATTAAGTGTTTCAAACTGGCGAAGGGTAAGTCGGTATTTCATGGGTTCGGCGCGACCGCATGGAAAGTAATTAGCGCGCTTCCCTGGTACAGCGTAGATTCGTCGTCATGGGGTGCGGGCTTTCGCTTTGGGCAAGTACCACTATTTGACAGTAAGGCGGGGCGGTTTCGTGACTGCAAGTTGGGTGATTCCAAAAGTTGCGCGGCGCTTGCGCCGCTATTCCGCGACCTCGGCTTCGACTGGAAAGACTTTGCGCAGCGCGAACGCAACGACCGCGCCAAGATTTGCGCCATCTCCGCGCTATCCTACATGAAAGCGGAGCAGTACCTTCGCAAGCGGCACGGCGAGATAATGATACCGCAGAGAAAAGGTGCAGGCGCAGGACTGCGCCTGCACCTTGTAACGGCAGACAGTACCAGTAGTAATATGGGCACGGCTGCGTTATCCGATGCATTAGGGAAGTACGGTATCAATTACGGCGACGCAGATAAGGGTATCAAGCTGCATCTTGCCGATGCGCGAGGGCACAGCGGAAGCGAGATCGCTTCCGCTGATGCGGGGTTAAAGTTACACCTCACCGGCTCGCCCAAGCAATCTAATGGGGGGGGGGGTAAACGATATGCAGATGTTGGGTAGGGTGCTAAATGGCTGATGATTTTATCGTGGTCATACCGTGCGGGGCTAAGAAAAGACCGGGAACGCACAAGGCGCGCGACTTGTATATCGGTTCCTACTTTACCGGCTGCTTGCGGTATGCGCTGAGTATCGCCCCTGAAAGCCGCGTGTTTATCCTTTCTGGAAAGCACGGGCTTCTGCGTTTGGGCGACAGGATTGAGAGTTATGAAATGATGCTCGGTCAACCGGGTTCCGTTACCTTGGCAAAAGTCAAGGCGCAGGCTGTGGAGTTGGGTATACAGGATTGTCCGGTTGTCGCGGTTGCGGGAAGTAAGTACGCGGGCATGTGTAAAGCCATCTGGAAGCGCACCACGACGCCCCTGGCGGGCGTTGGTGGGTTTGGTAAGCAATTGCAATGGATGAAGCAAAACAGGGGCCGCACGCCATGAAAGCAATCGCAATCGTTAGCGGCGGTATGGATAGCGTAACACTGGCGCATGTGCTCAAGGCGGAGGGCTACGACTTGCACCTGTTGTCGTTCGACTACGGGCAGCGGCACAGTAAAGAACTTGAGTACGCCAAGCGGTGTGCCGATTCGTTGGGGGCGCAATGGTCGTTGGTTGACCTGTCCAGCGTAACGCCGCTGCTGGCCGGTTCCGCGTTGACGGATAGCACACCCGTTCCAGATGGGCACTACGCCGCCGAGAATATGCGGGTGACGGTGGTCCCCAACCGTAACGCTATCATGCTGGCGATTGCCTACGCTGCGGCGGTATCGGAACAAGCCGACGTTGTAGCGGTGGGGGTGCATAGTGGCGACCATTTTATTTACCCCGATTGCAGACCGGAGTTTGTGCAGGCGTTCGACACAATGGAGCAACTAGCCACACGCGGGCACGCTGTGCCGGGGTTGCGGCTGTATGCGCCGTTTGTCGCCAGAACAAAGGCAGACATCGTGCGGTGGGGTGCAGACCTCGGCGTTAACTACGCCGATACGTGGTCATGCTACAAAGGCGGGGCGCTGCACTGTGGGACCTGCGGGACGTGTGTAGAGCGCAAAGAGGCGTTTGAGTTAGCCGGGATTGTTGACCCCACTATCTATCAGGAGACTAAGTAAATGTTTTACGTGTTGGTGTACCTCGTCGCCATCGTTGCGGCTAACCTGTCCGTCGCCTACTTCGGGCCGCAAGCGGTGATTGCAAACGCCTTTTTGCTTATCGGGTTGGACCTGACTACGCGCGACAAACTCCACGAACTTTGGCACAATGACCATTTGTGGCTGCGCATGTTTGGGCTAATTTTTGCCGGCAGCATTATCACGGTGATTCTGAACGTTGGTGCATGGCAGATTGCACTGGCGTCTACCGTGGCTTTTGGTGCGGCGGCTGTGGTTGACGCGGTCGTTTATCAGGTGCTATTCAAGCAGCACAAGATGGTCAAGATGAACGGGAGCAACGTTCTAAGCGCCGCTGTGGATAGTGTGCTGTTTCCAGCGATTGCGTTCGGCTTCCCGCTGATGTGGACAATCATGCTGGGACAGTTTGCGGCTAAGGTGCTCGGCGGCTTGATGTGGAGTTTCCTTATTGCGCGCACAATGAAACCGGACGGCGCTAAGGTGGTAGCAACTGACTAGGCTTTGATTATTTTGACACTATGACGACTCGACAACGCTACACCCAAGCGCAAGTGATAGACGCCCTCCGCGAGACTAAGGGTATGGTCTACCTTGCCGCCAAGCGGCTAGGGTGCGAGGCGCAGACCATCTACAACTATCGCGACCGTTACCCCGCCGTGCGTGCCGAGATGGAGCAGCAGGACGGCGAGGTAGACGACGCCGCGGAGATGAAATTGTACCAGGCGATTATCGCGGGCGAACCGTGGGCGGTGCAGTTCCGGCTGCGCACGAAGGGCAAGGGGCGGGGGTATGTGGAGCGTGTGCAG